CGGTGTCATTCTCCGTCCCGATGCTCTTGCTGTTCCACTATGTTATCTACCTGTTGGTGGGCGGCAGCATAGTCTGTGTCCCAACCGACTATCCGACCGCCATCCCGGATGACCCAGTATACGCGAGTCAACCCGCCACCCATATAGATTGGCTGTTTCTCCACTGTCACAGTCATGGTGTAGACCCTCCGTTCTTCGGATCCCATGCTCGCTTCTTGGCTTCCAAGATCATCTTCCACAGGTACTGGCGTCCGTCCTGTCGCCTAGCGTACTTGCCACCCCAGTCTCGGTCGGCCAGTTCTAGTTCTCTGGCGACAGCAAGGGGGGTGTGGCCGTCCCTGAGCATGGCGCACGCTAGGGAGAACAGGGTCGCTGACCTGTCTCCGTGTGGCTTGTCCGGGGTGGGACGGGGACCGTTCTTCCTGATGACCTCTGAGAGCCCCCTCAGGGCCACGCTACGGCCAGCAGGCTCAGGTGGCACGTCCTCCCCTTGGATGGGCTCAGGAGGGCTGTATAGGGCTCTGACAGGCTCCCACTCTTCGGGAGTGACCCGTGTTGCGATGGCTTCCTTCGTGAACACGCCAATAGGAATCGTGCCAACCCGGGTCCCATGGCGGACCNTCTCGTTGTGCCCACCCGTCGGACGGTTCTTCCCATAGGGCAGACGCACCCCGTTACCCCACCCACGATCCGACAGTTCAACCTGTTTAGGATTTACCTCCTTGGTGGGGGCATCCACCACATCACACGCCCCGATCAGCCCCTCCCGTACCGCTATCGCTGGCACCGCCTCAACAAAGAATACCCACAGGTGATACCCCTTGGAACGCGACCGTTCCACATGGGACGCAACACCCAGTTGGCGCAGCACCTCGTACACGTTGCGGGCATGGACAAGCGACTCCTGTAGGCCAGCATCCCAGTCGACACACCCCCAGTACACCTTGAAGAAACCATCCAAATGGAAGAGGGGGTACACGCCGATGGCTGGCTCACGCAACAGATGGTCTTCGACTATCTCTACGAAGTCTTTACCGTCGGCGGCAACGAAGCCGCCGCTGTCCGTCTGCCACGGACGGAAGCCCTTGCTGTCAGCCGGGTCGTCTATGGCTACCTTGCCGCCACGGAACAGCAGCGCAAAGTCGAACGCGACTTGGGAGTCGATCTCATCCACTGTCCGGCACCAGTTCCTCCCAGTACGGGTGGACGTGCCCGCATTCGGGATCCAAGTAATAGATTTGATCCAGCAGCCGTGCTGTGCGCTTGTTCTTGCACAGGTTGAGGTTCACACTGTTGGCGTGGTACTGCTTTTCCCAGTCGGAAAGGTCGTAGCGGTCCTTCTTGCGGTACACCTCAAGCACGAAGATGGCTTCGTGTTCACCGCCGTACCGTCCAGCGTGGATCCCGGCAGCGTGCCCGGGCTGCCCCGCTCCACGGCCTGCCTGATGCACGAGCCCGATGGGTACACGTTGGCTCTTCGCCCACCGCTTCACCGCCTGCGCCTTGGAGGTGACACCCGTAGCGTCGGAGTCGCCGCCGGGAAGCAACTCCAAGTAGTCCAGCATGCAAAACGACGGGTTGCACCCCCACCATTCGCGTGCCTCATCCATGACTTCTGTCATGGCAGACAGCGGCAACGAATCATCCACCACGGCGACGCGAGACAGTTCGCTGGCGGCGGCGGCACGGAACTCTGCGAGGATAGTCTTGTCGCCACCCTTGATGGCTTCTTCCACCTCTGTGGCCGACTTGCCTTGGAGCAGGCAGAACAGTTTCATCACGACCAGTTCGCGTGGCTCATCCATGGCGAAGATCACGACGTGCGCCGACGGGTCGTTTATCAGGTTGGTGACGATGCCGTTCAGGAGAACCTGTGACTTGCCCGTGTGGCTGCGACCCACTACGAGCAGGACTTCTCCCTTGCCGATGCCTCGGGTGGCGAGGTCAATCTCAGGGTAGCCCAGATACCACCGCTCAGCCGGGTTCCGTATGAAGCCGACGAGGTTGTCCACGACTGCCGTTGTCGTTGCCCAACGGCGAGGCGTCTTGGAAGGGGCGCCGACCGCCCCGTCGCCGTGGACTGCGGCGAGGCGGTCGGCTACCTGTTCGGGGGTGAGAACGTCCACGATTAATGTACAGTGTACATTAACTAGCCCCGGATCTGCGCCCCGATGGAGGCCAGTTCAGGGGCAGTCTTGCCAGTGAACGGGCACACAAACCAATCGGGGATCTGTGACGTGCCATCAGGCTTGGTCAACCAGATGCCCTTGCCGTCACCCCGACGCTTGTAGTCGGGACCCTTCTTGTTGAAGTTGGCAGCAGGGTCCAACTTCTTCTCCCAGTTGGGAGGCCACCAGCCACTCTGGTTGGTCATCAGGTCAGTCCAGAAGTCTGACATGGCTGTGCCCCCGACAATGGGAGCGCTGGGGGGCGCAGCCCCGGCAGTTGGCGGCGCCACGGCAGGAGCCGCTGCAAACCCGGGAACGCTTTTCTGCAACCTCCTGATGCCCTGCTCTGTCATCTCGTAGCCGACACCCAACGCCTCGTAGTTCGCCATCTCAAGGGTGTTGCCCCACTCAGCGATCTGCTCAGCGATAGCGTCTGGTGACATCTCACCGTCAACCGTGATGGTAACCGAACAGGATGCTTCGGCGGGTTCGTACTCGCCCGTCTGGATGACCTGTCTACGGAACACCGTAAACGTATTCTCCGTTTTCTTCACTGTCTTTGCTGCTGTTGCTGCTGCCATGGGTCTACCTTTCTATGCTAGTTGGTTCCATGGATCTGGTCCCGCAAACCTACCCCTGCATGTAGCCCACGCCCCACACCATTTGGGGGCACAGTGCCAGCCCGTCATGTTCAACGGCCATACTGGCAGGTCTGCGGCTATGAGAGTGCCTGCGGAGCGGGCTAGTGCAACCAGACTAGCCCACTCAGCAGGTCCAAAATCAACGAGAGTGCGATGGACGGCGCCCTTTACTAGATACACGAACTCAAACTGCAACGGTTCCGTCAGCCCACCATCAGCCTGCGCTGCTACAGCCCAAGTGTATGCGGCAGCCTGTACCGACCAGCGTCGCTTCTCCCAGCCGTCGGACGGCTTGCGTCCCGGGTTCTTCCAGTCGATGATGGGGCGTGGAAACTCTTGGACGCAGTCGATGGTTCCTCTCAGCCAGATTTCTGGCTTGTGATCCACGACGAGCGGTAGTTCAAACGTCCACTCAACAGCGGTGGGGTACACCTCCGGCATTACCTCAGTCCACCAAGCCGACGTGTTGAGTTGAATAATCTTTTCGGGCTCACCCTTCTTGTGGTTCCAACGGGCGATGGTGTGCTGGTTGTCGTCCCAGTAAGCCATTGACGCTGCCACGGTTTGATCCAATGAAAGGGGGGTTCCCGTTTGCATCTTCTCGGTGAGGCACTGCTCAATCCCGTAGTGGACGGAGGATCCAAGCATGGTTGAAGTGGACTCGGTGCTGGCGGAGATCCCCAGCATGTCTTGCCGTGCCCGCTCCGGGCACATGGCGAGGGAGCCAAGCCAAGATTGGCGGAGAACGATGCGGTCGTTGGTCACATCCGGCATCGTAGCACACCCCCATGGCATGGCTGGTGCATGGCATGGGAACCCCGGGGGGGTTCCCCGGGTCCATGGCAGGGCATGGGGGGTACAGTCACGACGGGTCCGGATCTACGAGGTGCAGGCCCGGGGTGTCCCCGTCGGGTTCCTTGCCCATCAACGCCGAGTACAGTTCCCCTATTTCATGCATGAGTTTGCTGTCCCTAAAGGACGAATCGTGGGCGTGATCTCCGATTATTTGGAGCATATTCTGGGCCAGTTCATAGAGCCCAACTACCGCTTTTCCTACACCTGTTTCGCCCACGAATACTTCGGTTTCTAGGCGGGAGATTCTCTCTTCTATCGTCCGTTCTTTGCTCAAAGTTTTCCCGTTTCTAGTTTGTACATTGTACATAGTCGGGGTGTGGTGGCCGGGTGGAAGGG